ATTCAATTTTAGTGGTAGCTGCGGCTACTGAATCTACAACAATAGTTACAAGTTTGTTAGGATCTTTTTCTCGGACTTTAAGGATAACATCTTCAATTGCTTCCATAATGTCTTCAACTGTCTCTAATGGCAAATAAACCATTTTTTCAACGTTTACTCCAATTGCTTGTAAAAACTGTGCGTTTAAAGATGATTCAGTGTCAATGTACACTGCAATACCATCTTTTTTCTGTGTGTTTGCTATGACGTGAGATGCTAACAGGGACTTTCCACTTTGTTCTAAACCAGTTATTTCAACGATTTTAGAAACGGGTAAACCTCCATCTGGGCGATTTGAAATAGCCAAATCTAATACAGTTGATCCTGTAGATACCCAATCATTAACGTCAGTGGGGGAATCCTCACTGCCGTCTAAAAAATAAGCTACCTTATGGTGAGTCTTACTAAACTTTTTATTTAGGGAATCCGCTAGAAGTCCTGTTAGTTCATCTCTATTTGTGTCTTCTTTTTTTTTCTTTTTTGCCATTAATCAAATAATTCGTCAAGTTTACTATCTAAATTTTCTTTCTTCTTAGAAGGTGCTTCTTTAACTTCGGTTTCTTTACCTCCATCTTCATCAGCTGGTTTTAACCAACTTTGCAATTCATCCTTCATTTCATCAAAAGTATATTTCTTAAATAAAGAAACTAAATCTTTTTGATTTTCTAAAAATCCTTCTGCTTTAGTAGCATCTTCAACTAATGGTGTTTGATTTGGCTTAACACGAACAGTTGTTGTATTAAACATTTTACCAGTTTCAGCTGCGGGAATTACTTCAATTGTAACATCACGTCCTTTTTGAATGTCTGTAATATCACCATAATCTTCATCAGCCATTACACCTAATAATTCTTGATAAACCATTTTGCCAAATTCATAAAATCTAACTCCTTTATCTTCTTCTCCTC